GACCAACTTGCGATGACAATAGAAAAAGAAGTCATTGAAGATGCCATGGACTTACAACATGAACTTTGTTAATTCTACTAAAGTAGAAGACATTATTAAAAACTCTCCAGCTGGTAAGAACACGAAGTTCTTATCGGCTGCACACTCATTGTGGTATCGTTTCCACAACTATGACAAATGTCCTCCACTTGCTTATGAAGTTAATGGTGATGTTGTTAGTCTTATTTTTGCTACATTTAATAGGGATGGTTATGCGAACCTCTACGAGATCGTTACAATTGAAGGACACGAAGGTAAAGGCTATGCGTCAAAGTGCTGGGATGCGTGGATCAAATACGCAGTCGAAGAACGAAAGATTCAACGACTCAAGATCTCCTGCACTCCCTCAAGTGTCAGCTGGCACTTACGCAATGGGTTGGTCTTTTGGGCAGTCGATCCCACTGGTTCACTCCGCAGTGACCAGCCATTATTCCCTACACGTGCAGAACAAATTGCGTACAGAGACAATGCAATTGCCAATCCACTCCAAGCACTTCCTCCATACAAAGCACGTGAACAATTCCGTGCCGAAGGGTTGGAGTCCTACAAGTGGGGAGACAAAAAGAAAGCAAAAACCCAAACAGCAATTGATACTGTCGGTAAAGCGTGGTTGAGAGATGCATTAATGGAACAACCATCACTTGAAGAATTTTTAGTATAATGGATTATAGACTAGAACAAAATCGTAGAGAAGCGTTCATTCGCTGGTTTGCGTGGTCATTAAAGTATGATGATTGCGATCCAGCAGTATGGGCAACAAACTATCTCAATAAACGATACGAACATAATGATGAACAGAAGTTGTGGTTGTGTTGGTTGTATGGTAATACATACTATCTTCCAACTGCTTGGATTCTCATGAATGAGTTTCCTGACTTCGAGTTGGCAACTGTTGATCGTATGACTCAATGGAACACTGCCAACTATAAACGATTAAGATATCAGACTGATACAAAGTGGAACAAAGGACATCTTCCTGCGATGTTTGCTTCTTATCAGCAATTCATTGGCGATAAGACACAACGAGAAAGAATAGAAGATTTTTATGGATCCACTGAGCAAGAGAACTTTGATAATTTGTGGACAGGCATTAAGTCTGGGTTGCATAAGTTTGGTCGTTATTCCACTTGGTTTTATCTTCAGCATCTTAAGCATACTGCTGGTGTCCGTATCACTCCTACTAGCCTCATGCTTAATGATTATGATGGCTCTCGCTCTCATCGTAATGGATTACTTCTCGCCCTTGGGAGGGATGACGATATGGATAGAAAACTCACTGGAGTCGATTATTCTAATCTGGAAGCACAAGCGAGCGAAATTCTCATTGAAACGAAAGAAAGATTCCCAGAGTTGGAATCGCAAATAGACTTCTTTACTATGGAAACTTGCTTGTGTTCTTACAAAAAAATATTCAGAACAAGTCATGGAAGGTATCTTGGATACTATCTTGATCGACAAGCAGAAGAAATTTTACAATGTGAAAAAGATGGTTGGTATGGAATTGATTGGAATGTTCTATGGCAGTCAAGAGAAGAAACGATTGACTTTAGATTAGACCATAGAAATGGTATTGACAAAGATAGATTTAGTTCATTCCTTAACTCTGGCAAACTAGAGAATTTGGATTGGATGTTTGATGATGAAGAACCTATATTAAATGGATTGGAGATGTTTACATGACAACAGTGACTAGCACAACTATACCTAGTAATTTAATCAACGGTAGTATTACAATTAACTCTGGTGGTACAGTATCTTCTAGTAGTCTTGGATTCGGTACATTCGATATGGAAGACTTTCTTGATACACATTCGTTCAACAAGATTACAGTTGAACATAAGGTAGCAGAGTTTGAGTTAGCCAAACTAAAAGAAACTGTCCCAACATATGCAGATGAGATTAAAGAAAACTTGTCTAAGAATCTTGCACGAGATATAATTAAGAAAACAACATTCACTAAGAAGCATAATGTTGATAATGATACTCATCACTTTCTCGGAAGAGTATGGGTGTTCACTGAAGATGAATTGAAGAATCTAATTAATGAGGCACGTAATGCGTAAGATTATCGCTGTTGGTGGACAACCTGGAACTGGTAAGACCACTCTGTTTCGTAAGTTCATGGAAGGTAAAACATGGACTAAAGTCGAGCCTAAGAAAATGCTCCCTGCACTCTATTGCGAGGAACTAGACTTATACATTCTCGGTAAGTATGAGGATGGCGAAACATTCGCTGGAACAGATCGACTTTCAATGGCAGTCCAGCCGATTGCTCAAGAGTTCGTTAATGAAACGACATCCAATATCCTATTCGAGGGAGACCGAATCTTCAACCAGTCTTTCTTAGAGTTTTCTATGAATATGCAAGGTGTTGATTTACAAGTGGTTTACCTTAAAGTACCTGATTCCACTCTAAAAGAACGCTATGTAGAACGTGGTTCAGACCAATCCGAGACTTTCCTAAAAGGTCGTGCAACTAAATATAGTAATCTATTATCAAATTTTGAATTGATGCCCTATATTACTGAGTTCAATAATACTAACTTAGAGGAGCAGTCGAAGGTGTTGGCTTTCTTGGAGAAACAGACAGCCAAATAACCTTCCGAGGGTTATGAAGTTTGTCCAGAATATCAACTTTGATTTCATTGAATTTCTTTCCTTCAAAGAAAGACCATTCAGGGCACATTTCATTCCAGCAAAGATCTGGAACGATTTAGATAATTACAAAAACGACGCCACTGGCTTGAGGAACTACTTCAAGAAGTGGCGATTTCGCATTAATTGGCACACAGAAACTAAACCAACTAAGTCTATAGCAGTTGGTGGTGGATACTGGACAGATAAACAATACTCTGAACTAGACATTTGGACTAGCCCAGATACAGACTTCAATCATTACAAATTTACAGAAGCGTCTTGGAATAGATTTAAGTATAGAGTCATTCAAGTAGCAATGCATGAGTTAATTCACTGTAAACAATACTACGGTAAAGACGAAGACTATTGCGCCAGCAAAGTTTACTATGCCAGAACTGGTATCAAACGAATAGATGACACCAGAGAATATCATGCAGGCAGAGACGAGATTGAAGCATACGCACACTGCGTATTTCTAGACTTCAAAACCAAACGTCCAAGCATTCCAGTGGCTACTCTAATTCGCCATGCAAAAACCTATAAGGTATCAAAGAATCTTTCTGGCATTCAACGAGTGTTCAGAACAGATCGTCACAATGAGGTTATTCCTCTCCTCCTACGTAAAATCCTAGTCTGGGAACGTAAATATAACAGAGCCAAAGTATCCTAAATAATCCTTACTGGGTTCTTTTTGGGGCATTTTGTGACTGCAAACACCGTATTATCAGACATTAATGAAATTTATACTGGCTATGTTTTAGCAGGTAATAAGTGGTTTGATTCGTCTGCAAAGTTACAATACGATCAGCGTGTTAAACAAGCCAAGCCAGAAGAAGTAGCCGATGCAGAAGGTAAAGCCAGAGCAATGGCAGAGAACTTTCTTGTGTGGGCTAAACAGAATAAGTATAAAGGATTTATTAGTAAAGTTTGGTGGACTGCCAGACCAAACTCTATGACATCTGCAGTTGGTAGGTTTGTAGATCAGAAAAAGAATCCGACTGATATATTGGTTAAATTTAATGATGGTCCAGCAGATGGCTTTTTAGGATTGTCTGCCAAAGCAACACAGGGATCTGGTGACATTGGATTTAAGAATCCAGGTGTGGGTACTATTGATACTAATCTTACTATGTCTTTAGCAAATGACTATAAGTTATTGTTACAAGATACTATAACAAGATTTAATCTACCACATCCTGCCACTGAAAGAAAGATTTTTATTAGAACACATCCTGACATTAAGAAACAGACTGAAGAAATCGGTGTGAAAATGATGGCAGAGATGAGAGATAAATTATTAGAGAGACTATTAAAATTCAATCAACAAGAGTTGTTGAAGTATCTTCTCTCTGATTGGATGGATGCTGAGGTGCAGTATCCACCATATATTAAAGTAACAGGGCAGGGTAAGAAAGAACCTTATTCTGCAACAGTGATGGATCCAGTGAAAAACGATAAATTAGATGCGTTATCAAAGTATCCCATCACTCTGGAAAAAGTAGGCAACGAATCGATTGGCGTAAAAGCTGGTGATAAAAAGATTATGAAGATTCGTTTTAAATTCGAGTCAGAAAAGATGGCATCATCTTTAAAACTCTCAGGGGATCCATGGTAAACATATGTTAAATTTTAAATTATTTCTTAAAGAAGAAGCGTTAAATGAAGACTTGCTCTTAGAAGCAGAGTCCTCATCTGTCGAATCAGATGACAAAGGTAAACTTCACGAGTTACTTTTAGCAAAGTATCTGCATCCAGAAAGTAAACTCCCAGAACATCATCGTTCATTCTCTGATAATCCAGACCATGCTGGTACACCAGAGCAAGTTCATGATAAACTAAAAGAAAAGATTCCACCTGCTGCATACAATGAGATTGATAAACACGCTAAACAATCTGCTGCAGCATTCAAACAAAATCTAAAAGACAACGGACATCTTAACGACAATACTCATATCGGTAATGTTCATTGGACATCAAACGCTGACAAACCAAATGTTGCTGGTGACCACGAAAAAACTACTGGTGTTAAAGACGTAAACTCCAACGCTGACCTGATTGTCACAATGCATGATAAAGAAGGTAAGCCAGTCGGCTATCATGGCATCTCTGCCAAGTATGGTTCACAAGAGCCAAACTATCGCAATCCAGGACTTGATGCATTAGAGAAGACTGCTAAACTACCATCTGGTGCTCTTGCTGCTCCAATGCAACACCATACTGCAGCAATGGAGAAATTAGGTTACACTGGTTCTGCTGATCAAAGAAACATTCAGACTAAGATTGATGAGATGCCTATGGAAGACATCCGCAAGAAACATGCTGAAGGTCTTGCTGCAATTCAAGCAGGTAAGAAACTAACTGGTAAAAAGAAAATCATGCATGAACACTTGGAGAAGTTTATCCAAGCACACGATGCATTACCTGAGAAGAAACAAGTGGCATTTGAACAGCAAGCAAAACAAAGAGCAGAAACTGCTCGTGCTTCTAATCTTGCTGCAAGAACTCAAATGACTCAATCATTCGCTGCTGGTTTGGCACAGCATAAACCAGAAGAGTTGGCAAATATTATTCGTCAAAATGTATCGCCAAATACTCATATCCCTCATACAGTTGTGCATAGTAAAGTTAAAGAAAGCGGAGAAGCAGAATCCGTAGTTAAACCAATGCACAGTTTAGCAGATGAACATCTATCTCAATTCAAGCCAGACTCTTTACACGTAGTTCCAGGAAAAGGAACATCGGTTACTATTAAGGGTATCCACGCTAAGACTGGGAAGCCTGTAGTTGCTGCTCGCTACACAATCAAATCATCCTCTGGTGCTCATAAGAGCGCAGTAGGCACGTTTAAACTCCAATAATAACCCTCAAACCTGTAGGGTTATTGCTTGACAATTATTGCAACTTAGGGTATAATAGTAATATGATGCTAGGATTTAAAGACTTTTTAACTGAGGGTGCACCAGCCGAAGAAGGTGCAAAACTCAAACATATTACTCACGCTGAAGATCGTCCACTGTTCCATGGAGCAGAAGGATTTACTCATGCATATAATGCTCTACATGGTGCACACTTTCATACCAAACAAGGACTCAACACTAATAAGTTGACAATGAAGTATGATGGTTCACCATCTATTGTTTATGGTCATAATCCAGAGAACAATAAATTCTTTGTTGCGTCAAAGTCTGCATTTAATAAAAATCCAAAGTTAAATTATACACCTGAAGATATCGAAAAGAATCATGGACATGCTCCAGGTCTTGTAGAAAAACTCAAAGCAGGTTTGGAACATCTACCAAAGATTGCTCCAAAGAAAGGTGTGTATCAAGGTGATGTTATGTATACTCATAACGACCTACATAAAGAAGGTAACAAAACTTCTTTCACTCCAAACACTATCACTTATACTGCATCTGGTGACAAAGCCAAAGCAATCAATAAGTCAAAGATGGGTGTAGTTACTCATACCAAATACGAAGGAACTAACCTTGCTAATATGCATGCAACTGGTAATGTTTCCGAAAGCGAATTTGGTCATAGCCCAGATATGTATCATCATACTGCTAGTTACGATGCATCTGGTGCTCATTACTCTGAACAGTCTCAGCAAAAAGTTCTTGGTGAACTATCCAAAGCAAAACAAATTCATGAGAAGCATGGCGACAAAATGTACAAAGCCATTCTCCCAGAACATAGTGGTGAGTCAGGACATCTAGCAACTTATATCAATCATACAGTTCGTACTGGTGAAACACCTTCCACTGAAGGATTCTCTGCCCACGTTTCTGGTCAGCTGAAGAAGAAATTTGATAAGATTAAAACTCCTGCAAAGAAACAGGAAATTATCAATGATGCTGACAGACAGTTAAAACATATTGACAAGAACAAAGAACACTACGACAATCTTCTAAAGATGCATGGTCATCTACAGAATGCCAAGAATGAATTGGTAAATAGTCTAGAATCAAACGAAGGTTCTTATGCTCATGCCATCGGTGGTGTTGCATCGAAGCCAGAGGGTTTTGTTTACAATCATACTCACAATGGTGTAACAGAGCCAACCAAGTTAGTCAATCGTGC